TAACAGCATTATTCAGTGCTTTAAACGGTGGTACATTAATTGGTGATGCAACAGCATCTGATGGTTCTGAAGTATTAACAGTAGATGAAATCTTCAAAGCTATTGCAACTCTAAGAGCAAACTCAGTTCCAATGACTGACTTAGCATGTGTATTACATCCAAATGTGGCATACGATCTTAAAAAATCTATGACTAACACATTCGGTTCATCTGGTAATGTATCAGATTTAGCTAACGAAGCACTAAGAACTGGTTATGTAGGTCAATTAGGCGGAGTTCCAGTATTTGAGTCTGCAAACATTGCAGATACAGGTACAACTGGTGACTATATCGGTGCTCTTTTCCACAAAGATGCACTTGGCTTAGCAATGATGCAAGATATCAGAATCACAACAGAACGTGACGAATCATTACGTGCGACTGAAGTTATTGCAACTGCAGTATACGGCGTAGGTGAATTACACGATTCATACGGTGTAGGTATCTCAGCTGATTCATCTATTCAGTAATAGATAACTATATAGTAGGGGTCTTCGGACCCCTACAACACATAAGGATTAAACATGTCAACATTTGCAACAGATTCAAATTTAAAAGAATACGAAGCTCAAATAGATGAGTATGGTATAACAGATTTTAGTGCGATGCACACAAAAACGTATAATGATATATTACGTTTATTAAGAATTGAATGGTGGCCACGAGTAAGCAAGAGTTCACCTAACACAAGATATTTTAATACAGCAGATATTGAAATGGATCCTTCTAAACTAACTAATTCACAATTTGTAAGAGCTGCAGTATTTCATACATTAGGATATTATATCTTTGCACAACTAACACAACATGGTCCTGATGAAGACAGATTTTCAGTGTTGGAACAATATTATAAATCACGTTTTAGAGAAGAGTTTGATTTAGTACTACAAGATGGTATTGAATATGACTTTGATGGTGATGGTACAGTTATCGATTCTGAGAAACAAAGTGTACATTATAATAGATTGGTTAGATAATGTCATTTAGAGAAGACATAGCAAACAATATAGTCAATCAATTAGGTGATATAACATCACCAGGAGTGACCCTAGTGTCACGAAACAATATATCTATAGCAGATTTAAGTGCACAACAATTTCCATGTATATTAGTTTTAACTGGCAGTGAAGTAAAAGAAGATATTACACAAGTACAAAATCGTGGTACAGTGACATCAGGTTTGGTAAGATCAGAATTAGATTTTACGATAACAGGTTATGTTAGAAGTACAAATAGTACATTAACTGCAAATGATAATTTAGATACACAACGTAATGATATGATTGAAGCTATTGAAGAAAAATTAGCTGCTGACAGAACTCGTGGTGGTAATGCGTTAAATGCATACATCACACAAGTCACAGTTGATCCAGGAAATATATTTCCTTATGGCAGGGTTGATATCAACTACAGAGTGGAGTATAAATATATAAGAGGTACAACATAATATGGCAATGTATTTTATAGAAAAAGATGGAGTTAAGAAGCATGCTTCTGGCCCTGTCGCAAAACGGTTGATCGCTGAAGAGGGTTGGCAATATGCCAAACCAGATGTGGTTTCATCTGGACCTGTTGAAGCACAACCAGTAAAAAAGAATGTAAAGCAAAATAAAGCAAAGGATGATATGAAACAAGATGATCCTGAGTTATATGATGTTTTAAACAGCGAAGATTCTACTCTTTTAAATGAAGAGGATGAATAAACTTAGTTAAGGAGAATAAATTATGGCGGTAATTTCAGGACACGGTGGTGTTATCACAGAAGGTGGTTCAAATACTAATGTTGCAAACCTAAGAAGTTGGTCAGTAGAGCAAACACAAGACACTATTGAAACAACTACTATGAATGGTGATTTTGACACAGCAGTATCGAGAACTTATGTTGCAGGTCCACACACATGGACTATGACAGCAGACATCTTTTATGATGCTACAGAAACAGGTATGACTGATTTGCAAGACGCAGCAAGTTCATTAAGTGCAGTTGCAGTTAAACTATATCCAGAAGATGATGATGCATCTACATATTACTACACAGGTAATGTGATTGTGACATCATTTTCAGTGACAACATCTGTTGATGGTATGGTTGAAGCTTCAATCAGTGCTCAAGGAACTGGTGCTTTAGCTTGGCAGAATACATAATAGGATTTTTGTTGTGCAAGTCGGTGTTAGATTTAAAGCTTCTAGAAGTTTGTCTGACTTTCAAAAAAAAGTTGAGGTATTCTTCAACAGAGTAAAAGATCAAACATATTCGGCTGCACGACAAAATACACCCAAAGATACGGGTTTTGCTCGTTCTCAATGGAAACAATCTAAAACAACTAATCGTTTCGAGGTTAGTAATAAAACTCCCTACATTGGTAAATTAGAACGTGGACACAGTAAACAAGCAAAACGTGGAATAACAAAACCTACTGTCAGGAAAGTGGCAGGTTATATGAACAATACGAGGAGAATAACACGATGAGTGATAAAGAAACTAAAAAGAAGTCTGCAATCGCAGCAGCTACCGAACATTATAGAAATAAGATCGGTGGTGAATTACAAAAATATAGATGTGAAGAATGGAATCTTGACATTTATTACAAAGCAACAGCCAGTTTAGCAACTGAGAATAAGATTATGGGACTTCAGCAAAATGGTAAAACAGCTGAAGCACTATGTGAAAGCATTATTCAAAAAGCTTTCGATGAAAATGGTAAACGTCTATTTGTAGCAGCAGATAGAGAAGAACTGATGAATGAAGCAGATCCTCAAGTTATCATTAAAATCGCAGGAGTTTTAAATAATGCCAACAGCGATAGTATAGAAGATATCGCAAAAAACTAGAACGGGACAGAGATCTATATATGCAGATCTCTCTCGCTGATTATCTAAAATGCACGATATCAGACGTTCAGAAAATGTCCCTGATAGAATTTAAAACTTGGATAGCATATTTTCAAGTGAAGCAAGCAGAGGAAAAGAGAGAATCTAAAAAACATGGCAATCAAAGAGCAAATAATCCTAGAAGGCGTAGATAAAACTAAAGCCGCTTTTAGTTCTGTACAGAAAAATCTACAAAATATAGATAGAAATACATCAACTACTAGCAAAGGATTTTCTCGTCTACAAACAGCCATTGTTGCCGCTGTTGGTGCATTAGGTACATTTAAATTAGCAAAAGGTTTCCTAGATACCGCCGTACAACTAGAAAACTTAGAAGTCCAACTTAAATTCTTAACTGGGTCAGCAAAAGAGGGTGCAGCTGCGTTTGAAACATTAAACGAATTCGCTGGTAAAGTACCATTTGAATTACGAGATATTGCAAACGCCGCACCTAACCTTTTGACAGTTGTAGATGGAACTGATGAATTAAATGAAGTATTAGCTTTAACCGGTGATATTGCCGCCGCAACCGGATTAGATTTTAAAACCACTGCAGAACAGATACAAAGAGCATTTAGTGGTGGTATTGCAGCTGCTGATATATTCAGAGAAAAAGGTATTAAATCACTATTAGGTTTTCAAGAGGGAACCAGATATACAGCAGAACAAACTAAAGAAATTATTACTGCAGCATTTAGAGATGGTACTACAACCATTAAGGGTGCTAGTGGTGATATGGCACAGACACTTACTGGTGTCCTTTCACAACTTTCAGATAAAACACTACGTTTTCAAAAAGCATTAATGGATGCAGGTCCATTTAACTTTATTAAATCACTAGTAAAATCATTAGATGATTATCTACAAAGTAAATTTGGTAGCATAGAACAAGCTGGTGCACAAATGGGTCAAAAACTAGTTGATGCATTTCAAGCAGCTACAATTGGTTTAGCTAAATTTGGTGATATGATTACACCATTAGTTAAAATGGCAGCTAATGCAATCAAAGGTTTATTTGACATGGTCAATAGTTTGCCGGGTGTTATCAAAAGTGTAGGTGTTATTGGTTTCTTATTGTTGGGTATCAAAGGTAAATTATTAGTATTAACTATTGCTGCATCATTTAATAAAATCAAATTATTATTTGCAGACTTAATGGATTACTTTGTAAAAGGCAAAGAAACACTTGCAAAACTGGTTGACAAATTGGGAATGGATGAATATGCAGAATCACTACGACAAAATGCAAAAGAGATTGCTGAGAGTAATGAAAAAATACGTAAAAGTGTAGAAGAAGCAGGCAAAAGTATTATTGGTGATAATGAAGAAATTGTCCTATCAATGGGTGATTTTGGTGAAGTCACAGCAGAAGAATTTGAAAAAGCAGGACCACTTGTACAAGCTTTAACAGAATATTACAAACAACTAAATGAAGAGACAGCAAAAACTGCAGCAATACAAGAAGGTCTAAGTTATGTAGATCCAATTATGGTGTTGGGTGAAAGAAAAGCTGAAGAGATTGCAAAAGAACAAGCTGCAAATGTAGAATTACAAAAACAACTAGAAAAAATTAATCAAAAAATCTACAATAATAAATTGTACTTTAAAAAGTTGGAAACTGAAGCTATAGAAGCATTTAATCAGGAGCAAATAAAAGAAGCTGAAAAAATGGCAATGCGTAAAAAGTATTTCCAAGAAATAGTGACAAAAGCTGAAGAAAAAGAAGCTAAAAAACAATTATTCATACAGACACAATTGAATAAGAGAAAATTAGACTTTCAACAAAAGGTTGCTGAAGCAGAAAAACAATTTAGAGAAAATCAAACAACAGCATTAAAAAGTTATACTGATGGTTTTATTTCAGAAATGGAAAGACAATCAAATGTAATGGAACAATTAAGTGATGCTGGTCAGCGTGCATTTGGTTATATGACTGATGCAATAACTACATTTGCAATGACAGGTAAATTTAACTTTAAACAATTTGCAAATAGTGTTATACAAGATCTAGTACGTATTGCAGCTAAACAAGCAATTGTGTTTGCATTGAAAAAAGCTGCATCATTCTTTTTACCATTCCCTATACCATTCTTCGCAGATGGTGGTAATATAGGTAAAAATCAACCGGGTATTGTGGGTGAAAAAGGTCCAGAATTATTTGTGCCTAATCAAAGCGGTACAATAATACCTAATGATCAATTAGGTAGAAGCGGTGGTATGGATTCAAAAGAAGTCACTATCAATTTTACTGTAAATGCAATTGATTCTGCAAGTTTCGCAGATGCTATGGGAGAGCAGCGTGATCTGATAGTAAATATTGTAAATGAAGCCGTTACGAACGATGGCAGAAGGGCAATAGCATAATGGCAGCAGATTTTAATGCAATATTACCAGCTGGTGTAGAACCACAAGCAGTTGAATTTAGCAGTGATGTTCCTACAATACGTAATTCATCAATTAGTGGTAGAACATTTGTGCGTCAATTTGGTGGTCATCATTGGAAGTTTAAGATAGTATTACCTGCCTTGACACATGAACAATGGCAAAAAGTATCGGCGTTTTTGATAAGTAAAAGAGGTGGTTATTCAACATTCACAATATCTTTACCATTTATCAACAGAATACAAACAACAGCTGTAAAATCACCTGATGATGGCACTACATTCACAAGCGGAAGTCATGCAGTTGGTACAAGAACTGGTATATCATTGTCAATGAGTACACAATCCGATAGTGCTGCAAGAGCAATGAGAACAGGTGACTTTATACGTTTTTCTAATCACGATAAAGTATATCAAATAACAAGTGGTAATGAATCATTTACAAATGCTTCTCCTACACAAACGATATCAATCGAGCCAGGTCTAAAAACAGCATTGAGTTCTACTACTAGCGTAAGTGATGGTGGAAATCGTGAAGTATATTTTACGGTAAGACAAACAGGTGATGTAATTCGATTTGATACAGATCATGAGAGATTATTCAGATTTGAGTTTGATGTAGAAGAGGATTAAATGAGTCGTACAAATATTTCAGGCAATTCCAATTTATGGGCTAATGATGGTAGTGGTGTTATACAACAAAACGCTATCACAATAGGACATTTATACGAATTTTATTTTGACACACCACAATTCTGTACAGATTTTGGTACTGATTTAACATATACAAGTACAACACGCGGTAGCAGCGAGACATATGGCACAAGTTTAGCAGTCATCGGTATGAGTGCTGTCGATGAGAGTAGTAAATTACAAGTAGGAAAGATTTCTATACAAATCAGTGCGCATGATGCAACTGATGTAGAATTATTTCTTAATACTGATGTTGTAAACAAGCGTGTAGTCATATATAGGGCATTCATAGATGATGATGGGGCATTTGAGAGTGGTAGTCCATATCTATTCTTTGATGGTAATATAGAATCATATGCTATAAAAGAAACTGATAAATCATCATCGATAAGTTTAACTATTGCATCACATTATGCAAACTTCCTGCAGACCAATGGAAGAAAGACAAATCCTAATTCACAACAAAATACAACATATTATAGTAATACATCAAAATTTACCGATGATAAAGGCATGGACTTTGCAAGTTCTATGGTGAGAGATATCAAATGGGGTCAAGAGTAATGAAGTGGATAAGAAAACAATTTAACAAACTCGCTAAATGGTGGTTAAACAAACAATCTCCTCCTGGAGAATATATTGTATACATCAATGAGCAAGAAGAGAAACTACTTAAAAAACATGGTGGTGCAGGTGATGTATGGCAGGACACTGGCATAAGGAGTTTCTTCCACAAAAAAGTAAAAAGATTTTTCAAGAGAGCAAAAAAGGCTGTCAAAAAAGCTATTGGAATAATATTAAGTCCATTTCAAGCTATAGGAAAAATATTAGGTGGTTTGTTTACTCCTGATATTCCAAGCTATGACAGCGCAGATGCTTATGATAGTGCACAACAGGGTATATTAGTCAATAAACAAAGTAGTGCTGGTAGCATTCCTGTGATTTATGGTGAAAGAAAAGTTGGTGGATATAGAGTGTTTATATCTAATAACGGAAGTGGTAGAAATGAATACCTTTATGTTGCATTGGTAATGAGTGAAGGTGAGATTGACTCTGTGCAAAAATTATACATCAATGATGAAGAAATACCATTAAATGGTGCACTAACACACGGTACTGAAAGAGAACCGAGCAGCGGTCGTTTCAAAGACAGACTAAAAGTACAAGCATTTATGGGTAAGGATGATCAAAGTGCGTCATCACTATTAAAAGGTGCACCTGGTTGGGGTAATAGTCATAGATTGCGTGGTTTGGCGTATATTGCATGTCGCTTTGAATGGAAAAAGGCAACAGAACAAGAATTGAAAGATCAAAAAAATAGTAATCCATACGCAGGGGTACCTGATATAGTTGCAATCGTAAGAGGTAAAAAGGTTGCAACAAGTTATAGTGGAAAAGATACGACATCTGCAGTTAGTACATATAACACAGACTCAAAATCATATTCAAGCAACCCTGCTGATTGTCTATTAGATTACTTAAGAAATCCAAGATATGGAAAAGGGTTAGATGATAATAGAATAAACTTTGCTTCATTTAACGAAGCCAGAGATTTATTGGCAACTACATATAATTTTGCAAGTGGTGTCACCCTACCTCTATTAGATTGTAATACATTATTAAAAACTGATGATTCAATATTCAATAACACAAAGATTTTATTACAGGCATGTCGTGGTTTATTGCCATATCAGGAAGGCAAATATAAGTTGGTTGTAGAAACTTCAGTTTCTAGTCCAGGAGACTTATTTGAAATCAATGATGATAATATTGTTGGTGATTTATCAGTGGTGGGTGAAGGTAAAGATAGTAAATTTAATACTGCACAGGTGACATTCACAAACAGAGATAAGAATCATGAGACAGATACAATATATGTTATAAATCCAACGGCGTTGGCAGCAGATAATAATGAAGTGTTAAAAAAAGATTTTATAGCACCAGGGATAACTGATGAATATCAAGTAGAATCATTTGCTGAAAAGGTTATAAAGAAATCACGTAAAGGAAAAGTGGTATCATTCAAGGGTGACCCTGAGTTGGCAATATTACAAATAGGTGATGTCGTCAAGTTAAAACATGGTTATTATGGTGATGATAGTGATCCATCAATCGCCGGCCATTGGATGTTTAATTATGCTCACAATAACACAACAAATAGTTTATTTAGGGTAAGTGATCTAAAACATGATGTTGATGGACTTGTACAAGTAATATTATTAGAACATGATAATGATATGTGGGATATAACACAGGTACAAGAGAAAAAGAGACTAAATGAGGGTGATGTTAATCTACCCGGTGGTCCATCAGATCCACCAGCTGATCCGCCTGCAGGAAATGTAAAAGTAGAATATAGCATTTATAAAGATAGTACCGGAACATACATTGTTTTTAAGATAAGTAATATTGACCCAACAGTAACTCACATCAACTTTGAATTTGGTTCAACAGGTGCTGAGAATCAATACACATGGACTTATAATAATGCATATGATCCGTGGAGAGTTTACATGAATACAAATAATGCTAGACAGGTAAGATATAAATTATCGTTTTTTAAAGAGACAAATGTTTACCCAATCGTATCTACGTTTCAAACAATAAACATACCTACAACACTTCCCGCTCAATATTCAGGGACATTAATAGGAGAATAATATGGCAAGTAATGGTGCATTTGATCCTAATTTTTTTACTTATTTCTTTAAAGGTGTAGGTACATTTGCCGATCTGCCCTTAACTTGGGGTATTTTTAGAACTTGGACAATTAATCCTGTACAGCTAGAATACAATAGTGGTATAATAGATCTAGGTATAATAAAGAGTGTTCGTCCTTTGGTTGATTTACAAGCAGATGGTGTGGCAAGGGTAGAGATACTATATAGTGAGACAAGCTCAGACCTAAGCACAGACACTACCACAATAGGCAGTTTAAGCGAGCTATATAGTTCATTAGGTTATTATGAAAGCGGCTATTCTGATGCCTCCTATGGTCCTATAACATGCAGATATGTGCAATTTAAGGTATATGTATCTAACTTAAATGAGTCTGGTGATCATAGAGTAAGTCAAATTAGATTTTTAAACTATACATTCGATGATACACTAATACAGGAATTTCAACCTAGAGTTGATACACAACAACTAGATGGTTTGGCTATCAGTGATGGTAGTGTGGTATCTGGTACATTAAATAATGTGACAAAAAGAATTATTGTACCACAAAAAACATACGGATTAATTACAAGTGTGAATGTCATGCAAAATCAAATAGGTGCAAGTGATACAACATATCACATTGTGCCAGAAATACAATATGATAAAGATAACACTAATAGATTATATTACATAGGTCATGACATCGATCGTTGGGATAATACTCATAGTGATAGTGTCATAGATATAACCATTAGCGGACTAGAAGGTGTAGAAGAATTAACGACTGGAGGATTAGCTTAATGACAACATGGCCAAGTGGAAACAAGACAACTACAGCTAATGTAGATAGTAGTAGAGATAGCATATCTGCAACAAGAACAGATATAGAGAAAATGATCAATAATCAAAATGATATAATTGATATATTCAACATACCTGCCACTCCAACAGATAATTACATGTTAATATGGAATGCATCGACTTCTAAGTTTGATGTAGAACCATCAATGCTAGGCAAACATGATATATGGATACCCGCACAGGCTATGTACCCTACAGCTGATGGTGGGTGTTCACCAATAACTACAGTAGAGTTAACAGAGGGTGCACCTGAATTAAGAGTATTAGATTTTTCTAATTCAACAACACAATATGCACAATTTTCTATTGCAATGCCTAAATCATGGAATGAAGGAACTATAACATTTACAGCATATTGGACTGGAGCATCAGTCGCACTAACAGGTGGTGTTAGCTGGGGTTTGCAAGCTGTCGGTGTTTCAGACGATGATGCAATAGATTCTACATTCGGAAGTGCAGTTGTAATAGATGACGAATATATTCAAAACGATGATTTACATATAACATCAGAATCATCAGCATTGACTGTTGGTGGAACACCACAAGCTGGTGATCTAACATTCTTTCAACTGTATAGAGATACAGCAGACTCGAATGATACGTATGCTGCAGCGGTTAGATTGGTTGGAGTAAAAATACATTATACAATTGATGTAGGAAATGATGACTAATGGCTTTACCAATGATGACATACCTACAAGGTGGAGCTCAGCAAACAACTGAAATAGACGTAGAGGCCATTAACTTTAATGGTAGCAGTAGTACTATATTGTATGATAATAACCTATGGCGTGATTTCTCAGCAAATACACCTACAATGACATGTTCATTTTGGATAAAACCAGTATCAGAGAATAATTTTTTTGCTGATTTTATTGCAACATGTCCAACTGCTGGTGATAATGATCATATTATTGCACTATTAAAAGGTACAGGTGGTGATGGTCAAATGGGTGTATGGTTTAATTTAGAATCTGGTGCTGGTTCTAGTAATGGTTTAAGTGTTCAAACAAACACAGGTATTACAATCGGCAGCTGGAATCATGTATTATTTTCAGTCAGTTCTAGTTCACCAAGTAGCCCAGATTTAGTTATTAATGGATCCGCAGTAAGTCCAACAATCAGTTATAATAATACTACTATGTTTGGAGATAGTGCAACTGAAGATAGTAGAATGGGATCGCATGATGGTGCTGGTTCAAGTCAAGTAGACTTTTTAGATGGAGATTTAGCAGAATTCTTTTTAAAGAATACATATTATGATTTAAGTCAGCAGAGTAATATAGAATTATTCAGATCAAGCGCAGGAAAACCTGTTGATGTATCTGCATTATCACCATTGGTATATTTGAATGGTAATGCATCGACATGGACAAATAGTGGTTCATCAAGCTTGGGAACACAAACATTGACTGATATAACAACGGCATCTACATCACCGAGTGATTAAGATAATAAATATATTTAATTAAGGAGAATTAATTATGGCATGGCCAACAGATTCAAGTGGAGTTAGCACATCTAACGTAGATTCAGCGACAAAAAACCCAGCAGATGCAAGGGCTGATATTTTTAATGCATTTGTTGAATTGCAAAATGTTATTGACGGAAGAGGACAAGCCAGTGGTGTAGCATCATTGGATTCAAATAGTCAAGTTCCTCAATCACAGATAAATCCAACATTAACATCTAGTGGAACTACAGATATAACATTATCACCTGCAAGTAGCATGGTAAAAATACAGGACTTCATTAATTTAAATCCTGTTGCACATGCATCATTACCTAGTTCTCCTGTTCAGGGTGATGTAGCATTCTTAACTACAGACAGTTTGAGTGCATCACAGAATAAATTAGTTTATTACAACGGTACAGCTTGGCGTTATATAGACGAATCAGGTGCTGTTGACTAGGAAATAATATGGCTTGGGCAAATTCAAATAATATTATCACTACCAATTTAGATTCAGATTCTGATTCACCACAATTGGCTAGACCTGATATTAAAAATGCGTTGGATGAATTAACAAAAGTAGCAGATAATAGTAAAATAATATATACACCTTCATTTTCGAAAACCGCAGGTAATGTGTCAATCACACACCAAGTACAACAAGGTTATTATGTACAAATGGGCAGTATAATATTTTTATCTGTATTCCTAGATGCAATAATAAACTACTCAGACGAAACAGGATCATATTCATCTATAACTATAAATCTACCAGTGGCACCATCGATAACATCAAGGTATCACAACAACTTTCAAGTATGGATGGGCCCTAATGCTTTGGGTGCTTCAGCACATCCAAGTGGAGTCGATTGGCCTACCACACCAACCATGTTCGCCGATCTTATAGCGGGATCAACAGCAATGGGATTTAGACTTATAAGAACTACAAATAATTCAGATGATGCTGGTACTCAATCAGATATACCAACATTATCTAGTAATAATATAACGGCTTCGGTCAGTGGCACACGAAGACACATAACAGCAGTACAAGGATTTTATTTTGCATAATGAATAAAAAAGAACAAGATAGATTAACACAGGTTGAGATAGATACAAAAACAATTGATACCAATATGCGTCTATTGCACAAAGATGTTAACATCATTCGCGATAATCATTTAGTACACTTAGCGCAAGACATTAAAAAATTAGATACGAGATTATGGGCTGTGTTGCTATTATTGGTAGCTTCTTTGTTTATTCCTTTTGTATCTAAATTATTTTTTTAATGCCGCCAATCACTAATCAATTTTGTACTCAATATAATAATCCAACATGGGATTGGAAAATTATATCTACTAGTATGTATGCAACTGATATATTATATTGGTCACGTAGAAGAACACTATCAACATATAGATTATCATTGAGAGAAAGACCGTATCTGTTATTTTTTGATGGTACAAAGATAATAGATTATACACAATTTAAAGGATCATTTCTCATGATCTTTAAACCACTAAATGCAAATATCACAAGAGATGTAAAAATAGCCTGTTTTCCACATTCTGCTGAGAGACAGGAAGCCTACGATAAATTCAAAGATGATGTTGTTGCCTATTGTAATGGAAGTATTAAAGGGCTGCAGGGGAGTAGGTGTAATGACTAACTACGAATAAAACCACCTAATCCTGCAACCCAATATTAATTAAGAAATATACTTCTTAACTAATTCTTTTGGCAAATCCCAGCCATCACCTAAGAGCATTCTAATTGCTGATTCAATGACAACTGTTTTTGGATCGATATCGTTTACTTTATATTTTTCTTTTAATTCACGTTCTTTTTGTAATTTTTCACGTAAATCATCGATCACTGTTTGCGGATCTTTTTTTGGAGTTGCTGCCACAACTGGTTTTGATTCAACTGTTGTAGTTGGCATTTCTCCATTATCTAATGCATTTTTTATTTTTGCATATGCTTCTTGTTGTTCTGCAATTCCACCAT